CTAACGCCGATCAATGAAGTGACTACCCCGACAAAAAAACAAACGTGTAGGATCGTCACCATGATCCCCGTAGGGGTAAAAAGTAGTTCTTTAATCGTTTTCATATAGTCCCCCCTTATTTTAGGTTTTCAACAGGTTGTTCACAGTTGGCCCATAGGTAGCATTTGAGCGGTACGTTATGGGTTCGCTGCGATTCTTGCCGTTCATCAACCCGACTTACCCACAACTTGCCCCCAACCTCCATTCCAGTACAACCGGACACTGCAAGTAATAATCCTAAAAGTATTGTTCTCATATATTCCTCTATATTTTACACGTTTATTTACTACTCTAACCCAAGATCAAAACCTCTGATCGGTTGCCCCAATGCGTCATTGGGAACAATCCTTTGAACGGTCTCGCTTCCGGTTAGATCTCTATCGTATAGGCTGCGCCGTGGCCGTGTAGTGGTCACGATGCTGTAACCCTTGCCCCAAGGTCCATCATCCTGGGGAACGGGCAAAACCGGCTGAACCGGCAACCCATAAGCCGGAACAGGTGTTGGCCACGCTCCTATAGCTCTTAGTTGAGCCTCACACACTGCATCACAAGCCGATGCGGTTAGGGGCATAAATGCTAAGGTAAAAAGTATTTTTTTCATGATTATATTTCCTCGTTTGGTGGTGTGTTTTTCCATTGTTTCAAGTTTTCTATAGTGTCAGGCAAGGGCTCCGCATCCTCTTTCAAGTAGCAGTTGGCACCCAAAAACCCAATGCCATGATAGCCTTTATGTAACCATTTCTGATCCCAAGTCATAGGTGGCTTGCCTACTTTTTTATAGAAAGCAAGCAACCCAAGCCTCAGTTCTTTATAGTCTTTAAAGCATAGCCAGACCGCTTCCGGCTGATTATCTCCGACTGTATTTAAGTCTATAAACGCCTGTACTTTTTCTTCTATTGTCATATTAGTTAAACCAACGATTGCAGATACCACGACCAAGTTCAGCACGCGCCCACTTTTGTATCTGTTCGCGTGTTGTGTAGCCCTGGTCTCTTAGGTAGTCCCACAAAGCGGTTGCCAATACACGACAAGCTGCGGCCCTGTATTCGGTTGGGAAGTATTGACCGGTGCAGTAATCAAACGCACCTTTATCTGGATTATAACTAAGACGGCCACACCTACAGGCAGACAGAACGGCATCTGCGCTAATATCTCTGGTGGCTACTGCTAATAATAAAGTCCTAGCGTCTTTGCCGTCTTTGGCTATCTCGTAACGCTCTAAGCTGAACGCCTTGCGACCCTCAGTATCAGACCATGAGCTGTAATAGTCGCGCCACTCGATACCGCTACGTTGGTTGATATGCTTTTCTAGTGCTTGCAATACTTGCTCTCTCATATATTTCCTTTTCCTATCGGGCTTGATTGCCCATGCTTGAACCATACCAGATATGATTCTCTGTGTACAGTAATAGTTTCGGATTATTTAAAAAAAACTTGAGAGAATAGTTTTAGAGGGGTATAACTATCTGAAACAATAAAAAAACGCCCTATACCCGTCAAAGTAATAAGGCGTTTCTATTAGGAATATAAAATGCAAGATAGCAAAAAACACCGCCTAGGTATAGTAGATTTTCGCCTAGTTGATCAGGGATTATCTCACCTGGAAGCTCTCGTTTACCAATATGTGCAGCGCTTTGAAAGAAACAAGCGCCCCTGTTTTGCTAGTATTCCGCACATAGCCTCAGAACTAAGACTTTCAGAGCGTAGCACCAAACGATTTATTAAACGCCTTATTGCTCTTAACATGCTAAGAGAAACGACCAAAGGAAGAGGTCGATATCTTAACACAACCGGTGCCAAATTGGCACCAATGAATGGTGCCAAAAATGTCGCGAATAGTGCCAAATTGTCCACTGACCGGTGCCAAATTGGCACTAGTGATCGGTGCCAAATTGGCCCCCTACCATTAAAAGTATTACCATTAAAAGATACCAAAAAAAAATTACCAAAGGATCAAGCATTAAATTTAAATAAACAACTAGGAGAAGAAACCATGGAACAGGAAAAAAAAGCTGGGCAAGCCAACCGCGACTGGTGGGCTAGTCTACCCGATCACACCAAAACCGACCTAATGGCGCAGGTTGCAGCATTTGGCAATCCACTGCAAAAAAAACTTTGCGATCCCGATACCCATGTCGGATTACAGATCCTAAAACAGTTTGCCGAGGCTAGCCGTGAGGTATCCTAGTCAGTACGCGACCGCTGCCGAATGGTTGGCCGCGGGGTGGGAATGGCGCAATAGTGCCTGGTGGCGGTGGGATGAGGAATCAGCAACGTGGCACCGCGTTACCGGAGCTCAAGCTCGACCCTACCAGGAAACTATGCGACAAGAGGGGAGTAATCAGTTTCAGGATTCGTTTAGGGGATACATACCCGATTAAAGGCCTCTAATAGCCTATTAGACGGCCGATAATAGGCTGGGGTAGGGTTACCCCTAGGTCAAGGTGAAGAACTCAACCTAGAGGGTTGTAGAGGCTAACTATTAGCTAGGTCAGAGGCAAGCTTCGCCTCGAATGCCATGGTCTCAATCCTTCATAAAAAGATAGAAAGTTATACAGTCAGTATCGTCCATCCGCATGAGTTGATTAGTTGGCGTGAAATAATAAACAGAGATTCCATCCTTGCCGAATCGGCAGAACTCGTAACCGTTAGATTCCATCATACGCTGAAACTCTATTGTGTGATGTTTCATATACCTATATCCTCACTAATTGCTAAAATGTTCAGTTACTCGCTCAAGGCTATGATAAACCAAGGATGCTACCCCGCCGATAAACAAGCCGAGGGTAATACAGTCGTAAAGATTGTTTAGTTGTATGCCTAAGATGTTCATATATCCTCCGTTACTCGCACTATTGCGATTATCGTGGACTCCGGAGAGCCCACTGTAATCACACTAAGCTAGTTTACTACGGCATCCGGATACTGACTTTTAAGCATGTCGATTGCATCCGTTACAATAGGACTATTCGCTCTTACAGGCTTGCTAAACACAATTTTATCAGTAACTGATTCAATGCCGTAATCCATTGTATATGCGGTGCCGTCACTAGCTACAGTGTCTCGTACCCGTCTATTAGTAACCCACACTGCTATGACTAATTTACCGCCCATATTTCTATACAATTCGATATTTTGTTGAATTCGTGTGCTCATATACCTATTTCGTCGCAAAATATAAAACCGTAGTCATAGCACTAGCCAATATCGCGCTAATGCATAAAATATGATCGTAAATGGTTAGTTTCATTGGATTATCCTTTATTGCATGTTAGCCAATTCAGCAGCTTGTTCAGATGCACAAAATTGATCCCATATGATAGTCATGGGCGTTAGTGAGTTCTCAATTTCACGTTCAGATACAGCTCCGTCATCGTCAATACTGATCAACGTCGATCCGCCATAGCCGCTAGTGTTGTACTGTACCGATATGTCAATCTGAACATTATACCCGTGCTCAGAAAATTCCGTTAAATCCTCCTCCCAAATATTGCGGATATAATCTGCAAACACATCGGCAACCTCTGTGACATCCTGCCAATTTTCGCCCAAATGGCCATCTAAAATTGTGTGTGTAATTGTAATAGTTGTGCTCATATATCCTCACTGTATCTCGCACTATTGCGATTATCAGCTACCCCGTAGGATAGCCTGTAATCACACTAATTATTTGTTATAGGCAATTACCAGAACGTAAATCTCTCACGTGAGAATCAAGGAAGCGCACCATGTCGGATAATCTGAAAAAGAACTCTATGTGATTTGTAGGAATTTTCAGCCTGACAGCATAGTTGCCATAACTAGAATTGCTTTTGTTGATCGTGGCAATAAAAGCGTATTGTTTTTGAATCTGTTTAAGTCTCATATATCCTCGCTAACGTGGGGTTATTCCCAACTCACAACCTAACTATACACTATATGATTCACTGTGTACAGTAAAATATTCGGTATTATGTAAAAAAAGTTTAGGTTTATTTTAGGCTACGAGATATCAATAGGTTAGCGATAGGGCTTGCATGATAGGTAAACAGTAGTTACTCTAATTAAGATGCTTGAGGGATTAAGATATACAGTGGAAAGTAAAGCAGACCGTCTAAAGTCTATTTACTCGCAGAAGCTACGAGCTAGGTTTAAGCATACTATTGGCAAGCCCAAAGGCAACATCTACTACGAGCTAAGACGTAGGCTAAAGCTAACACAGACAGAAGCAGGTGCACTCGTAGGTATCACACAGAAGGCGTGGCAGTATCGTGAGAGGTGGAAGGTCATGTACTATCCGCTGGAGATAGCTATGTTACATGAGTTAAGCGGCATGAGTAGTGATGACTTCCTTAAGTTACTCAATGATATCGCATAGTTACCAGGAATTGCCTTATAACGAGACTTATCGGTCAATTTTAAAACTCGCCTAACTACCTGAATTCCCTAGCTATGCTTTTCAAAATAAAAATCAATTTGAAAACGAAGAGGGTACCGGTTAAGTCTATATCTCATCACCCATATAAAATTCCCGATATTAGACTCAAACTTTGTTCTGTAATTAGGGGCAAGTTTAGGGCTTTTGTAAGGGGCTTCCCCTTTGGAGGGGTTAGGGGAGTCTACGGTGTAATGGATGATAATAGATTTATTGGAAACGGAGCATAGGGTTTGGGGGTAAAGAAGAGAGCCGATAGGGGTATTAGGGGGGTAAGAAATGGATAGTGTCAAGAGGGGATTTTGTATAGTGTAATTGTATTGGATAGTTAGGGCATAAAAAACATGGATGAAACTGATTTAAAACAGGGTGAAATTGCAGAGGTTGAGGCAAATTTAAAAAATTCGCAAAGTTCAGTTGTTCAGGAATCCTTAACACCTGAAGTGTTGCCGCCTATAATGCGGGAGGTGCCTCAGACTAGGGAGCATCAAAAAGATGAGCAGTTAGCGTTACAGATACGGGATATGGGGCGGCTAGGGCTGTCTAAAAGTTCTACGGCATTAGCGGCTAGGATTACCCCTTACTTGCTGGATAAGTATTACTCTGAGGAGTTTTTGGAGGGGCAGAGTCAGATGCAAAAAGGTTTGGCTACGGTGGCTATAGCTGAAGCTATGAATGGAAATACACCTATCCTGCTTCACCTATTAAAGACTAAACTAGGTTGGTCAGAGCAGCAGACCCTAGAGATTACGGGTGAGATTAGGAGTGTGGTTAGTGCCCAGCCGATGTCGAAAGAAGAATTTGTTCAAAAATACCTTACCCAATCAGAAGATTGAATACTATAAATGTCCACAATGTAACTTGTATGGTGCTATTGTTACAGATAACTTATGGATAGTTTGTGGTTTTAAGTGGTGCAAAAAATCTTTCAGGTTAATTGATCATAAGGTTAGTAAGGAGGAGCACGATAAAATATGGGAATTGAGCACAGCTTTAAAGATGACGAAAAGCCAGAAATAATGCGGTGCCCTAAATGTGAGGTTATTTCCACACTAAAACAAGAAAGCACTAGACCTTATGTAAGTTTATTTGCAGGGCAAGGAGAAAGTTATTTTATTTGCCAAAACCCAAAATGCAGTGTTAGTCGCATTTATACTTTGGGCGTAAATGACCAATAATCTTGATGTAAATGTCGTATGGCGGCCTCAACAGGGTCCGCAGGAGGCCCTGGTAAACTGCCCCATTACACTAGTTGGTTATGGTGGTGCACGAGGTGGAGGTAAGACCGACGGGGTACTTGGCAAGTTTGCAATAGCGCAAGAACAATGGGGCAAAGATTTTAATGCAGTTTTTTTTCGTAAAGAACTTCCTCAAGCTGATGACCTTATTGAGCGTGCTAAGCAAATTTACCTACCCCTTAAAGCGCACTGGCAGGATCAGAAAAAGCAGTTTACCTTCTTAGGTGGTGGTCGCCTACGTTTTAGACCCTTAGCCAATGATGCTGATGCTGAAAAATTTCAAGGCCAGTCGTTAAGCCATGCGGCTGTCGAGGAGGCGGGTAATTATGCTGACCCAAGCTGTATCTGGAAGTTATTTGGAGCGCTACGAGGCAAGGGTGGCGGTCAGGTTATCCTTACGTTTAACCCTGGTGGTATTGGGCATAGTTGGCTAAAAGAATTATTTATTAAGCCAGCTCCTAAAGGAATGAAGCTGCTTAAAAAAATGTTACCGAATGGGGCAAGTTTTGATTATATTTATATTCCTAGTCGCGTACATGATAATCAAATTCTATTAGCAAGAGACCCTGAATATATTAATCGATTGCACATGGTAGGCTCTCCTGAGCTTGTCAGAGCATGGCTAGAAGGAGATTTTGAAATCCATGAAGGCAGTTACTTTCCTGAGTTTAGCTCTAAACACATTATTAGTCCTTTTAACATGCCTAAACATTGGCACAGGTATATGGGGTATGACTGGGGTTATCGGAGTCCATTTGCTGCTGTTTGGGGTGCTGTTTCATCAGGCCGAGACGATTCGGGCAATGAAGTACCGTATCCACAAGGAGCAATTATTATCTACAGAGAAATGTGGGGAAAAGGAGTTGATAACATTGATCAGGCTAATAGAATCGGATCTGTATCCGTCGGAGAAAATCCACTAGCATTTGCCGATCCTAGTATTTTTAATCACGAAGGCGGACCAAGTATTGCTGATCAATTCACAACCGTGTTTGCGAAGTATAAATTTCCTAGCTTTCGCGCAGCGGATAATGATCGCATTTCAGGATGGTCGCAGATTCGACAACGGCTAGTCGCTAATCCGCCTTTGCTATACATTTTTGCTACTTGCCCATATTTGTTAGAAACTTTACCATCCTTATCCATAGATAAGCGACGGCCAGAGGATGCAGATTCTACTGGCAATGATCATGCCTGTCTTACCGGCGATACTCTTATTTTAACCGATTCTGGTCCACTTCCAATTAAAGATTTATGCGGCGATTTTAGCATTCATGTACTTGCACATGATGGGTATTATCATGAGGCTTGCGGCTTTCTTACCCGCAAAAATGCTGAGGTCATGAAAATTATTTTGGAAGATAATAGTGAAATAACATGCACTCCAGATCATAAATTCATGCTTGCTGATGGCACGTTTAAAGAAGCTAATTGCTTAACCTCCGACGATCTGATACGTTGCGTTACCTATGGTAAAGGTTATTTCAGAGACCGTTCAAGAATTCAACAACATAAAGTATTACCGTTGCGGAAATTACTTTTCATCGCAACAAAAGGGCGTTCGTGGCTCAAGACGATTGCACAGAAAAGTTTGGGAATACTTCAATGGCGCAATTCCAAAAGGAATGCACATCCATCACAAGGATGGGAACAAAGCAAACAATCAAATAAGCAATTTAGAATTGCTGGAAGCAAAGGTTCATTTGAGCAATCATATGACACCAGAACGACGACAAGCAGCGGCGCAAAATATAGTGTTGAATGCAGTTCCCGCAGCAATACAATGGCACAAATCTGGGGAGGGTCGAAAATGGCACTCTATCCATGCAAAGAAAGTGGCGCAGGATATGCCTTATATTCAAATGACGTGTCAATTTTGCAGCAAGAAATATCAAACCAAACTCAATATGAAACACAAATCAAAGTATTGCCATCGGAATTGCAAAATGAGCGCACGACGAAGGCGATTAAATCCATCGCTTATACCGAAGCCCCGCAAGATGTGTATTGCCTAAGTGTGCCAGCTACCAGTACCTTTGTATTGGCTAATAGGGTTGTGTCTCATAACTGTGACGCATTAAGATACCTCTGCAAAGGGCGTTTGATTGATGCAAAGTGGGAACAACCAGCAGCAGTATTTAATAAGGGTCGAATTAAACTGCAAGCATATATAAATCAAATTCGTTCGCAATCAAAACGAGCAAGGATATGAGCGTAAAAATAAAGCCGTTAATTCAAAAGTATTCTCCTCGTTGGTGGAAAGCTCAAATTACTCAATCTCAAGAACATCGCAAAAGATTCGTAGAACAAGCAGAAGAATCAATTAGAGTTTATAATGCACAAAAACAAGTAGGCATTCTAAATGATGCTGAGAGACGACTTAATGTTTGGTGGTATTGTGTTAATACTTTGCTTCCTGCCTACTACTCTTCTACGCCAAAAGCAGAAGTAAATCTGCGGAAACGGTCAGGTGGCATTCCATACGAACTTGGTAGTGTAATTCTTGAGCGTAACACTCAATATGCAATGGATCTGCATTTTGACTTTGATAAAATAGGATATAACGCAGCACTACAATTTTTGCTCACGGGTCAAAGTGTGCTTTGGGCAAGGTACGCTGCCAAGTTTGAAAAAGTATTGCAAGAAATTGCTGTTATTAAAGATCCTAGCGGTCAATTTATTGACGGAACAGGCAAGCCTTACACTGGAGACGTCAACATTTTGACGCCTGGAGAAGGAAACATTTTTATTGCATCCGTAGAAATAGAGCAAAAAACCAGTGAAAAAGCATTGCTGGATATTGTTCAATACAACGATTACGATTGCTCAGATGCTCGCACAGAAGATGAAATTGAATGGCAAGCGCGTCGAGCTTACCTTGATCGAATGCAAGCAGAAGCTTTGTTTGGCCGAGAAGTTGCTGATGATTTAAGTTATGATTCATTCCCTGAGGTAAGCAAAAAAGACATAGCACGAAAAGACGATAAATACGAAGGTAAAGCGGAGTTACACGAGATTTGGTGCGAAGCCACCGGCAAGGTTTATTGGCTGCAAAAAAACGGCGATAACCCTATTATTGAATCTTCAGAACCGCCAACAAAATTTGAAAAATTTTATCCTTGCTCTGTTATAAGACAATCCAATGACCCCGATTCAGTAATTCCTGTTTCAGATTACACGCATGTTCGAGATCAAATACTAGAAGTAGAGCGACTTACAACTCGTATTCATGCTGTTACTCAAGCTATTCGCACAAACTTTCTTTATGACGCTGCAATGGGTCCAAACGTTGAGCAGTTGTTTAGCGGCGACTTGAAAGGCTCTCCTATTACTAACTGGCCAAGTTACAAAGGTCGTGGCGGGTTGCAAGCTGGCGTTGAGTTTTATCCCGTAGAACCATTTGTAAACGCTTTAAATGTGCTTCAAGGCGCTCGAACTAATGGCTTACAACAACTGTACGAAACATTAAAAGTTTCGGATTTGCTTCGTGGAACTAGCGAACAATACAAATCAGCCACAGCTAACAGACTTGAAAATCAATGGTCCTCTTTAGGATTAGTAGTGCGTCAAAACATGTTTAGCAAGTTTGTTTCAGATGCTATTAGCAATCTTGGCACAATTATTGCAGAGCAATTTGACGAGCAAACTATTTTAGAAGTAGGCGATGCAGATGTTTTGATAGAGCCAACTATTTATATTGCTCCTCCTCCGCCTCCTCCAGCTCCAGGACCAGAAGGTGTATCACCAGATGAGTCAGGTGCGCCAATGGCTCCACCTCCAATGCCAGAACCAAACATGCTGCAAAAAATTGATGAAATGAAGCAGCAAATTATTCAAATTTTGCGAGATAATAAAAAGCGTAGCTATCGCATACAAATCGCATCTGACAGCATGATTGCTATTGATCAGCAACAGCAACAGCAAGATGGCGCAATGTTAATAGAACGTGCCGGAGCATTTTTTGATCAAATGCGAGGGTTAGTAGAGCAATACCCGCCATTGTTAGATTTTAGCATGTCTTTGTTTCAAAACATGATTAAACGCATGAAGGGAGGCAAAGAGTTAGATGGAATTTTTACAAAAGCTATGCAGCAAATTGGCGATATTGCTAAGGCGAAGGAAGAAGCGGCTAAACAACCGCCGCCGCCGGATCCAACGACTCTTGAAGTACAAGGTCGGCTGCAAATAGCACAAGTAGAATCACAAGCTAGGTTGCAAGCTGCTCAAATGGAAATGCAAGATAAGTCTACAAAAAACCAACTTGCATACCAAGAACAGCAGTTAAAAATGCAACGCGACCAACTTGACTCGCAATTAGCAATTCAAAAGCAACAATTTGAAGAATATCTTAAACAGCAAGAGCTTGGACTAGCGCAACAAGAATTGCAGATTAAATCTAATTCAGTGCAAGTAGATATGATGAAAATTCAATCTACAGCTCAAGGCGAAGCAAACAAAGCTGCTATTGCTCAAGAAACAAATCGTATGTCTCAAATTCTTGAAATTCAAAAACTAGAATTAGAGCAAATGCGTATTCGCATGAGCGAATCAGAAAAGTTAATGGAAGAAAGACGTCTTAATTCTGAAAACGAATTAGAGCGCATTAGAATCGCCATGCAAACGCTGACTACAACTCCAAAAGAAGAAAGCAAAGCAAATCCTATTGTAATTAACAACATAATGCCAAAAAGAGCTAAGCGACGTGGGAAAATTACAACGGATGAGTTAGGTAATCCGAGTATTGAATTAGATGATTTAGACGAAGAAAACGAGACGGAGAGTTAATCCGTGGCCAATCAAACCATCACCACAGATGTAAACTACGATGATCCCGCAATCGCTGGATTGCTCAATGGCGAAACAATAACCATCAACAGTGGTAGTTTGACTATTGATGCAGATGTACGCTGGAATCAGCAAGCCGCGGTAATGGGCAATATAAATCCTTCCACTAGTCTCGGTGGTAGTATTTATATTGATGGTACGCAAATTTGGGAAGTACCTTTTACTGCAAGTACTGGTTTAGTGCCAACACAAGCAGCTCTTGGTTTAAATGCTGTAATAGGAACAACTTCGGGCGGAGCTGGAGAGCTTACAAGAGTTTGGGCTACTGGCTCACTTACTCCTGCTGTAGCCGGTGCGGCAATGCCTGCAACTGGAATTATTAAACTTCGATATAAATTTGGAGTTCCATTCGTTGCTGGTGAAATAATTAATTTACCTGGTGGCGCTACTGTTACTGCTGGAGGGGCAGGCAGCACGTCATGGATTCATGTTGTCGGCGGTGAAAATTTAGCTATTAATCCGGTTGCACTTGGAAACTTTACGATTCGTGGCGATTATTATGTTCTTGGGACGACAAACGGTCTCAATGACCAGACGTTTCAATATCCAGTAGCGGATCATTGCCCCGCTATATTGGTTGAAACGTCTCCAGGATCAGGATTTTACGAGTGGTGGCTGAACGGTGCAGATGGCGTTAGATGGAATACAGCAACCAAGTTCATCGCTACTGACCAGCGTGGAAAATACTTTGGGTGCAATGCCACTACTGGCGTCATTACGATTGCGCTGAGTGGTGCAAATGCCTGTGGTTATCTTCCACCGGCAGGGTGCGCAGTTAGAATTCCAAACGTCATTTGTAGCAACTCAAACTCTACTAACTGGAATGCAAATACTCTAAACGGAACCGCAGTTGCTACTAGATATAGGATTCAATCGGCAAATAACGGCGCTGTTGATATTTATAAACAGATTAGTAACTGGCAGAATAACTGGGGTAATCCAAAATATGTAGACGTTCAGGATTCTGCCTTTACTCTAGGAAATTCGCTATTTAACTGCACAGGAAACACTAACATATATAATGTTGCTGTTGGTTTGTTTCCTCTGGGAGGACTATCCGGATTAAATGCTAGACCATTTGTAATTAGCTCGTGCGTCAATGGAGGAACCGTTGATAGCTGTCGAATGGCTAGACATGAGTCAAGCTCTACAGATGCTGACGCACTAAACATGTCAAATTGTAACGGATTTACAGTTTCAAATTGTCAGCTTGAAATGTTTGGAGCGACAGGAAGCGTCAATAGAAATGCTACAGTAATTTACCCATTTCAAACAAGTCGATGCGGTACAATGACGATTACAAATCTGACTTGTATCGGAGGCTCGTGCTTTCTTAATACTCATGTCGATAAAGTGACAGTAACAGGATTTATTTACGCGGACAGATTAATCGGGATTACAGACGCGACTCAGCCAGAGTCAGGAATAAATATTGGAACGTGCACAGACGCTGAGATTACTGGCCCAATTACATTTTTTCAGGGAATATCTAGTGTTCAGCCGTACAACAACCTGATCAACGTAAACGCGTCATGCAAAAATGTAAAAATAACAAATATTGGATCACAGTCTATTCCTTTAGATCTTCAAAATCTTACATTGAATATTGCCGCAGTTGGTTCAACCAGCAGTGGAACATACATTAGCAGATCTTATGTCGTTAATTCACGAAGCGGAAATTCAGGGGCGATACAAGTAAACGCTGACGTTACAGACACAACTGTTGATAATTGTTGGAGCGATTACTCAGATGCAGTTGTATTATTAGGTAAAAACATAAAATTTCGTGGAATTAAAAGTTTAAATAACACGACTCCACAGTCAGTTACGTTCGGAGCATCATTTTACGATTGCTTCACTGCTGCTACGACTGGTCGTCTGGTCTTTTGTGCTAATAAGCCAACGTCATTCGATTCGGCATACTTTACACAATCACTAGGAGCTGGAAGCGGATTCAATTCGGCTGGCACACTAATTATGATAAACATTGGCGATTCTGCTACATGGGAAACGCCGTGGGTTGTCTTAGGTCATATCGGACTAGCAAACACTACGCCGACTTTTACTGGAACAAATTCCGCAAACTTCACGTTAGATTTCCAATATGACACAGGTAGCGGGTGGAACGGAACTTGGCTTGCTGCAACAGGAGCCAATCTCTCAGGAGTTGGTGCTCTTTCTCCGACAAACGGTTTTAGGTTTAAGCTGCGAGCTACGGTCAATACAGCATCGACTACAAATGCAATCAACTTTATTCGTGTTGATACGACAACTACAGCAACAGATCAGGGTACTCTTTACCCGCTGCCTTTTGATGGAACGGGAGTAATATCAAACCTCCTATCTGGCTCTCGTATTCAGATCTACAATCAAACAACATCAACAGAACTATATAACGGTGTAGTCTCTGGTACTTCCTATTCATACGAATACTATCTCGGAACGCAAGCATCGGCAGGAGATACGATTCGTATTCGCGTTGCTAAGTTAGGCAAACTCCCTCAAACGCTGCTTGCTATCGCTACAAGCACAGGATTCTCTGCAACGTCTAACGCTCAGGACGATGCTATTTATATACTGAATGGAGTAGATGGGTCGCTTGTAACGGAGTTTGTGGCCGACTATCCTAACATTCAGGTGGATATCTCAGACCCAGATCAGATTACAACAGTGCAGCGCGTTTATGCGTGGTTACGATACGTTGAGACCACGCAGAATGGAATTGCTCAATGGTTCGACGTTGTGGACCCAACCGATGAAGTAAACTATGAAATTGACGTAGCAAAGTTAGATTTAAAACTCGACAACACACAAGCGACGCCAGTTCTAATTAGCGGAGGCCGTTTATATCGTAGCGATGACATGACAGTTATTGCTACAACATCTGGTTCAATTCACATGGATCCAAATCGTGTATATTTGACCGATGGCATTTCAACCACGCAAGATGCATACAACAATCTTGCTGATACATTTTTACGACGCTCGACGGCTAATGCTGAAGCATCTACATTTGGCGATCCTATATCGTTAAAAAGTATGTATGGCATGGTGGCTCAAGGTACGCACAATACTTATGTTAATGATTCAACCAATAAGCTAGTTGTTACTAAATCAAATGAAACGACTGTTTTAGGCACTCGTAGCATAACCAATAGCCCAAATGCTCAACCTATTACTGGACTAAATAGTGATTAGTGCCTTTCAAAACCATTTGCATTTACTATATGGGTTGCCAGGGGGATGGCTTGATAATTCTGATATCCTTGGCAGCGGTGCTTATGCCAAGCGCAAAAAGAGAGAAGAAGAGCTTCTTGAGGAACAAATAGCTGCTCAGTTACTACAAGCTAGACAGAAGGATATTGTCATCCCAGAAAGCGCATCTCCATTACGGTTAGAGCAAGTATTACGCCAAAAGCTAATAGACACTCCTTTACCTGGTGAGCTATTTGGCGCAGAACGTAAACATAGAATACATTTACTAATGTTGATGATTGCAATGGATGACTAATGGCACAAAAATACAAACTATTTCAGTGGTGTCCTATTCAAGAAAAAGTGGTTCCAGTTGAGGAAGTGTTGGTTAGAGTTCATGCCAATGCTTCGCACATGTTTATTCATGATGAAATGCCGCCAACTAGGAATCCACTTAATCCCAAAGAAATCTACACAAGCAAAAGTAAGTTACGAGCAGTATATAAAGCTGCTGGAGCAATAGAAATAGGTGATGCTTATGATCGAGGGTATCAATCTGATCGTGAATCGGGTCGGACTGAACGCGAACTTGTAAGCAAATTAAAAAGCACAATGATTGATAGGTATAGAAATGGAAGATAATAATCAAGAAATAGAAAGCACCGAAATAAAGGCAGAAAAAGAAATGGCTGAAGTATCTATTAGAGATGCTTTAAGCAAGCAATTTAATAAACAAAAAGAAGAGGATGGTGCACAGGAAACTGTTCAAGCAAATGAGTCCGAAGAGAAGATAGAAGCACAAACGGTGGTTCCAGTATCGGAAAAAATACCGCTTGCCCCTCCATCTGATATGAATAAAGCGGAAAAGGAAGCGTTTTTGAACCCAACGGCTGAAAATGCTCATATTCTTCAATCGTATTTAAATCGCAGAGCTTATGAAACTCGTACTCAATACGATAGAAAAGCTCAAGAACTAAATCAATTAAAAGAGCAAACTGCTAGTGTTTATAATGTTATTAAACAATATGAAAATGATTATGCCAAAGATGGCATAAGCGTAGCTGACGTAACTCGCCGTTCGATTGCTTGGGACAAGGCAATGCAAAGCAATCCTGTTGAAACAGCAGTAGAATGGTTAAATGCTTATGGCCTATCAATCGAAGATTTGTTTGATCATTCGATGGGTAAAAATCAAACGCAATCTCAACCGCAAAATTATTTGACAAGAGAAGAGGCAGAAAAGATTGCAGAGGAACGATACAAGGCTATTCAACAAGATCAAGAAAAAAAGGCTGTTGAGTACGTGAATCAACGTACTGTAGAATCATTTATGAACCGGAAGCCTTTGTTCCGCGACCCAGAAACAGCTTCGCAATTAGAAGCTGAAATGGCCCCCGTCGTGCAGGCTTTATCTACAACAGGACGTTATAGCTCTGCTGAAGAGATCCTAGAAACGGCCTATAATTATGTAGTAAACGGGAATCCGACGTTTTCTGGACTGATGCAAAAGTTACAGGCAACGCCGACAATACAACAGCAGCAAGTTGTCACTGAAAAGGCAAAAAAGGCTGCTAAATCAATATCTGGCTCCGCTGGTAGTGGAACTCCCAGGATCGTAACGAAAGACATTCGGGACAACCTGCGGCGTCGCCTTTCTGGAGAATAGCCAATAAAGTTGTCCCATAATTTAAAAGGATAACTAAAATGCCTAATCTTGAAGAAGCAATAGTTAATACCTTGTTTGATCAATCGGATGCTATCGCGGATGAAGTGTTAAGGCACAATCCGCTTCTAGCCTCACTTGATGACCAAGGACTTATTCGTAAATTTTCCGGTGGATATGAATTGCGTAAACCGATCATGTATAATGATGCGGCACAGGGTGGATTCTACTCCGGATTTTCATCATTCAATCTTGATGCAATCGATGACATGACTGCATTTCGATTTGCTATTAAACAGGTTTATGAGCCTGTTGCAATTAGCGGTCGTGATCGTCGTGCCAATCGTGATGAAGCGGTTCTTTTAGATCTTGCTGAAAACAAGATGAAGGCTGCTATTTCGCGGTTAAAAAATACAGTTGATGCCTCACTTCGAGGTGATGGAACTGGTTCAGGTGGACTTGAGTTTGACGGTATTAAAAAGGCTGTATCAACATCTCCATCGTCTGGTACATACGGAACGATTGATCGTAGTACAAACCTTTGGGCCCGTAATCTTGCTATAAATGCTACACTTTCTGCTTCAAACGTTCAGGAGCAAATAACTGATGCTATTAGCCAGGTAACTCGTGGAAATGAGATGCCTGATTTGGGTCTTATGGATCGCACTGCTTGGAAGTTCCTTCATAGTTCTCTAACTGCAATTCAGCGTATTCAGCTTCCTGCAAAGAAAGCTGTAGCTGGATTTCGTGTGCTTAACTATGACGGATGCGATTTTGTATTCGATGGTGGATACAATTCGGCTGTACTCGAAACGAATTCTTGTCGACTTCTCAATACTAAGTATTGGTCGTTCGATATGGTTCGTGGCGCAGACTTTAAGCCGCTTGCTCCAGAAATGGTTCGACCAGCAGATCAAGATGCTTTCTTCACGGTTATTATCGTTGAAGGAAACCTATGTTGCTCTGCTCCTGCGCTCCAAGCTGTTATTTACGCTTAATTAAAATAGGAGATTAAAATGGCACGTTCTGGATCTTTTGGAACAAATACTAAGCGTACTTGGACTGGTACCGATCTACAATCTCTTCCAGCAAAACTGGGAGATATTGGTAGTGATACCGACGGTGAGTACATGTTTGTTCAGGCGTCTGCTGCTGTTGCTCAATATGCGTTTGTATTAATTACTGACGCATTTAAATGCAGCGAGACATCTGGTGCATCGACCATCGTTCAACATGTTGGAGTCGCGCAAGTTGCTGCTGCCACTAACGAATACCTTTGGGTATGGATTGGTGGACCTGCTGGCGGTGGAGTTGGTAAAGGAATTCGTGGAAAAATTGCAGCATCATATGTTGTTAACACTCCACTCCTTACAACCGCTACTTCGGGTGTTGCTGATGATGCCGGTTCAACGACAATTAAAAATGTTTCTGGCACTGTGGCAACCACTGGCGCTGCAAACGTAGAATTGAAGTCGACTGGTTACTTGACGCTAAATTAAAACAAATGGGAAGGCTTTTGTGGCCTTCCCTTTTAGGAGATTTTTATGCCAAGTACAATCAATTTAATTGGCTTAGGTATGCCACCTGAACAAGCTGTAGAAGTCGCTAATGGCACTTTTACAACTGTTACGAGCACTAATGCTGTAGTTGCTACAGCAGGTGGGGTGCGTACCAGAATGGCAATTAATAATGTAAACGACACTACTCCTACGGCAGCAGAGCTCACCACTTCGTTTGGGGCTCCTGCAACTGTAGGCACCGGATTTGTAGGTATTGTAAAAGATGCTGATGCTGATACTAACTGCTTCGTAGTTGTATCAAACGGGGTTTCTTTTTATTACCTTAAGTTTACCAAAGCTGTATAGCTAATAAAGGGGGGAGCAATCCCCCCAATTTTTTTAGGTGATTTATGACGGCTTACACCGGAAATACCACAACCACCACTCCAACTATTCCAACGGCTACAAGCACGACAGTTCTCGCAGCTAATCCGTTCAGAAAGTTCCTTCTGATTCAAAACCACTCTGGAGCAGCTATTGGAGTAGGCTTAGAGGGTCAAACCCTTACGGGAGTAAACCCTTCAGCTACTAATAAGTGTTTTAATTTAGATAGCACCAGTAACGCCAACAGATTGATATTTTTGGATGGGTTTATCCCTGGTGGACCTATTACGGTTTATCAAGGCAGCGGAGCTTCAATTAACACAGTTACCGTTATTGAAGGTTAGTGCTATAAGGTATTTACGCACTTTTGCGTAATACTACGGAGATTATATGGCACAGATAGACTGGCAGTCGATCATGTCGGGGAACTCGCAGCCAAAAAAGCGATACTCTGGCGCTAACGTTAAATTCTTTTATGCATATAACGAAAATCGTGAAAAAAGCCTAAAAGAGGGGAGACCCATTTTTGATGAGATCCCATCAATTTCAATTCAATGGCCTGGAATGGATGAAACCGTTAGGCGCATTGAGCCTCAAGACATGCAGGAATATCCTGAATTATATGCTCGATTTAAGGCTGGTAGTGAGCCTATAACCGAAGGCACTCCGTTGGCTGAATGGCCAATGATGTCAGGATCGGCTATGCGCGAATTGCAATACTTAGGGTTTAAAACCATAGAGCAATTAGCAGTAGCAACCGATGAAACTAAACGCAAACTTGGCCCGTTGTCTAAGTTTGTAAAGTTAGCAAAAGACTGGATTGACGCCGCTAAAAGCGACCAAAATGAAGTTGTTAAACTCAGGCAGTTGCTTGAGCGTGAGCAGGAACGAACTCGCAATTTGGAAAATAAAGTAGAATTACTATTACAACGAGTTGAAGCAAGCGAAGGCACTGATCTTCGTTTGCAACGAAAGGAGGTGATCCATTCTTTTCCGGTTAATGATTTGGAAGATGGGATATCTACCGTTGTTGATGAGCCTGTCGCATCTCCTAAGCAACGAGGTAGACCAAGAAAAGTATGACGATTGCCACGGTTATTACTAATGTTGCCGATGAAGCTGGGTACACGGTTGAATCAAATATACTGACTTCAAACGAAACTACTACCAAGCAATTATTGGCTATTGCAAACCGTATTAACCGTGACATTTTTGAAGCATATCCTTGGCCTAAATGTTACGCTTCAGGGTCAATAACGCTGGTAGGTGGACAGGCAACGTACGTCCTACCAGCGGCTTTTTCTAATTATCATTACGAAACCTTTTGGAATTCATCGACTCGTTGGCGCGTACTTGGCCCAATGAGCGAACAAGAATATGCTGATATTCGAGGTTTTGGACTTAATCCAACTATTTATCAACGCTTTCAAATTAGAGGCATTTCCAACGATCAGTTGTTAATTAGCCCTACTCCTGGCGCTACAAATAATGGCAATATTATCATTTTTGAATATATCGCTGACAGAAGTGTGCGCCCTAAAACATGGACCGCAACAACATCTTTTGCTGCAAATAGTTACTGCTTTAATAATGGTAACTATTATCAAACCACAGCTGGAGGCATAACTGGAAGCACAGCGCCAACGCATACAAGCGGTTCTGCTTCTGATGGCGGTGTTACTTGGACCTATTATAGCGGTCCTTATGCTGCTTTCCTTGCTGATACAGACGTAAGTATTTTTAATGAAAAGTTATTAGAACAAGGCGTTTTAGAGCGATTTGCTGAAATACACGGATTAGATAGCATTCGTCCTAAATTTGATATGCAGTTGCATGAAGAGTTTAGCAGAGATCAGGTCGGGAAAATAATTTACGCTGGAGGTCAAACCAAGCCTAACATATTTGCTCGAAGCGGCGTAGCTGTATTTGGAACATGGATTTAATATGAATGGACAAGAACCTCCTTTAGCACAAACAGACCCAAAAGCATATTACCTTTGGCTTCAGACTCAAGGAATGGGACCAGCTCAAGCGGTGCAGTTAGTACAGCAAAGGTTTGGAGCGCCTAAATCTCCAGACGAGCAAGCTAAAGATCAAGCCAGTCAAGAGCAAAAAAACGCGCTTGCACAAACTGGCGGCGCTGTTTTAGGAAGCATTGGTGGTCAATACTTAGGAACACAAATTGGGAGTCTTTTTAGTAGTGGAGCCGCCACCGGTGCTACTGGCGCCACCGGTGCTACTGCTGGCGCCACCGGTGCTACTGCTGGCGCCACCGGTGCTACTGCTGGCGCTGGTGCGGCTGGTGCTGGGGCTGCAACTATTGGGGGAATTGCGGCATTAGGAGCTATTGGATTAAATCAGCTTTGGGAAGGAGGGATGAAAGATATTCTTCGCGGGCGTGGAGACCGAGCTGATTGGATAAATACTGGCTTAATGGTTGGAACGGGGGGCGCTGGGGGTCTGCCAAATCTTGCCCTTCGCTTAATGGGCAAGCGATCCATTGGCCAAATGACGACCACTGGTAAATCAGACGCTCAATTATTGCGAGATGATTTTCGCGGCTTGCTAAAAGAAACTGGCGTTGCTGACGATAACTACAACGTAACATTAGCCGATGGATCGCAATTCAATATCGGGCTCGATGGCAAAACTAAATATAAAAACGTAGGCGAAAACATTGACGGCAAAAAGAGCCGTAATGCATGGGATGTAGATTTTTCTAATCCACTAGCAAAATTTGCCGTTGAAAAAATCGACCCAATGATTCGCAACATTTATCAAGGTACTGATGGCAAATTAAAGCCAGAACAATATACAGGAATGTTTGTTAATGCAGTAACTTCTAATGCGAAAAGCCAAGATGACGTTGTTGCAAATATCAATGCAATGCTAGGAAAATCAACTTTTGCACAAAAAGCAGGAGTAGAATTACCTGCAATGCCAAAAGGGAAGCAAGTTGCTCCACCTGTAAAAACGCCGCAAGTATCGACGCCAGAAGGAAAAGAAAAAAACCAAACAATAAGAGCAAATTTACTTCAAAATTTAAGGAAAAAATAATATGGCTAAAAAAAGCGCGTTAGCTAAAGAACCTCCAATGGCACAGCCAAAAAGTCAAAGTGTGAGCGCCGCAGTCCCAAAATTGCAACGTGTTTCGCCTGGGATTTATCGTAACGCTCAAAAACAACTTGTAGGCTCTCGTGGTCAGCAGTTACCAGGACGACGACCTATGCCGCAACAGTCAGCGCCAACGGCAGCCAATGTTCCTAATCAAAATCAACAGCAAATGGTAGGCAATCAGCAACAGCTTACAAATTTGCTTGGCGGCAACAACAATCAGCAAAATATAGGTCAAGGATTGTCCTCAATGCTTCCCAATAATCAATATCAACCTCAATGGAGAGAGCCAGCGCCAATAAACATGAATGGGCAATTTGAACCTAATCCATCTTTTGTACGGCAACTACCAATGATGCAATCGCTGTCGCCTCAAGCATTGTCAGAAATGTATCAGTGGTTTCAAAAACAACAAGCGCAATCAGCTCAAGCACCTAATCAACCAGGACAAGAGCCAATGGTAAATAACCGTATGCCAGAAGGGAAAATGATGTAATGGCTTTCCAAGGCTTTACCATGCCACCTCCTTACGGTGGATTGGACTTAGTAAGTCCGATAGACAATATGGAGCCTTCCTATGCTCTGGAGCTCGTAAACGTGTTCCCAGGGGCGAGTGCTCCTACTGTTCGTCTAGGGTATGAGCAATTTGCGAATGTTGGTACAGCTACGCCAATCAATACTATTGCGTCTATCGATTTAAAAGATGGAACGACTCAGCTCGTTGCAACTACTAATAGTAAGATTTATGCCATTACCTCGGCTGGTGTATCATCTGATATTACAGGCTCTACAACGGTCACGGATGGGCAATTTCAAACGGTTCAATACGCTAACAATCTTTATCTTTGTAACGGCGTAAACAATGCCAAAGTTTATACCGGAACTGGCAATGTTAGTGATGTTACATTCACGGGCGTCACCCTTAGTAATCTTATCAACGTGACCGCCTACAAAGAGCGTTTATATTTTGTTGAGAAGAATACTTGTAAAGTTTGGTATGGAGGTTTGCAAGTAACAGGAACGGCTGCAACTCCGGCGCTTACTAGTTTTGATTTCCAATATGTTTTTACTAAGGGTGGTTTCCTTGTCGGTATAGGTAGTTTTAGCACTAATACCAGCATGACAAGCCAAGATTATTTCTGGGCATGTAGTAGCTTAGGCGAAATAGTATTCTACACAGGCTACTATGCTGGCGATCCTAATACTTGGGCTTTAGTAGCTCGATATTACGTTGGCCGACCTTTAGGCTATCGTGCTTTTGTACGGGTCAACAATGACGTTTGGATTATTACCGAACAAGGTATTTTGCCAATTTCAGGGCTATTTGCCAGCGACCCAGAAGCGGCATTAAACATTGTCAGCTCTAAAATTAACCCCTTAATATCAGAAACAGCTAGTCAGTTTAGCTTTGATCATCAATGGTCAGGATTCTTTTGGGGTCAGGGTAGGCGAGTTTATATTAGCTATCCAACGGCTGATAATGCCTGTCAGTTTTTGGTGTATAGCATAGACACCAAAGGATGGACGTTGTTCCAGCTTTACAACAACGAGCATAGCTTTGCTTCATGCTTGTTTAATAAGAAGCCCTATTACGCCTCCACAACGGGCATTGTATGGAAGGGGGAAACAGGGCAAGCTGACGCTGTAACAGCAACAGATAGCCAATCTATAGCTTATAATGGGCGTACAGCGTTTAGTTTCTACGGCTCAAGAGCTAATTACAAAGCATTCAAAGACATTCGACCAATAGTAAAAGTTAAACGAGGTATTACGCTAAATCTTGGGCTGGATACCGATTTTAAACGGCAAGCAACTGTCACCGCGGTTGCTACATCAGCGGGAACATTTACCCCCTGGGGCAGTCCATGGGGATCGCCTTGGTCATCAGAAGTAGAATACGTTTTTGATCGATACGCTACAAAAGGGCAGGGGCATTGTGCCGCTGTTCGTTTTGGGGGTTCAATAAAAAACTCAACTATGCAAATACTTGGATTTGAAATACGTTACGATATGGGTGGGCAGGTATAGTTATGGCTAGAAAAACAGCAATGTCAAAAGATCCTAAGGCTGCGCAAAATAAGCCTAAACCAACGCAAAATAAGCCTAAACCAACGCAAAATAAGCCTAAGCCATCTCCTGCTAATCCAGATGCTAGACAAGCATATCTAGATACGGTGCGCAATTTGGGCAACTTGCCACAAGGGTCGCCAGAATATACACAGGCAGTGGCTAAAGTAAAACAACTTGGTCAACAACTTGGATATAATACTGCGCGCATTGATACGGCTATTAACAAGTATTCTGGTCCAACCCAACAACAGCAGATTAATCAAGGCACCGCTAACTTAGTGCAGCAAGGATTAGAGCAAGCCACTCAATTTGATCCAACTAAATTCCAGCAACAATATGAGCCAGGATTTCAGCAAGGATTGCAGAAAGAATATGAGCGGATTTATGGTGCTTTTGAACGACAAAACGCTGACAGATTTGGGAGAGAGCAACAACAGTTGCAGCAGAGTCTTGTTGAGCGAGGGTTAGATCCAGCAGGAGAAGCATCAAAGGCATTAAACAAAAATTTATATGAGCAGCAACAGGTAGCGCGTCAAAACGCACAAGATGCTGCTATGACGCAAGCCTTTGGAGCGCAGAATCAGTTTTATCAGCAAGCTGCCGGATCGGCTTTGTTGCCATCACAATTGGCTAGTCCTTATTTGAGTTTGTATGGGCAACAGCAACAAATGGGATTTGAAGCGCAACAAGCTGAACTTGAGCGCAAAAATAGAGAGAAACTTGCAAGAATGGGTGGTGGCGGCGGCGGCGGCGGAACTAATAATAATGAAGCCTTATGGGCTCAACATGTAATGAATCAATATGGGCAGCAAGGTCAAAAGCAGCCAAGCACATTAAATGCGGCCACATCAGGGGCTGGGGCAACATTAGGCGCAGGTATTATGCGAGGATTAACACGAGGGTAGTATGGCTGATACAGACTTGCTAGGTGCATTAAGCGGTTTAAATTATACACCATTAGAAACTGGATGGGGTATGGGTGCACAAAGCGTAGCGCAAGCATTGCCGACGCTGACTAATCCTTACTCTAGTCCTGGAGCTAATTTAGGCATTACATTAGGCGGTGCGTTAATAGCTTCATTGCTTGGCTATCAGGCTAGAAAAGAAGCTGCTCAAAATACTCTTGAGCTAAATACTCTTGCTAATCAAATGCAAGGTATTGGCGACGCTCAACAGCGCACTGATTTTATTAAGAGCGTATCTGAGCCAGGATATCAGTCTCGCCTTTCGACACTATCCACAGCTTTAAATGCTGAAAATTTAAATACGCAAAACGCAATCAATCGCGCAGTTGGATTAGAAACTGGCAAAATGAAAGCATTGCAAGAATTTTATGCTAGTCCAGAAGGGGAAAAACAAAGAGAGTTTGAATTAAACAAGATACGACAAGAGGCCGCAGCTAGGCGGACCGCGCTACCATTTGAAGACCAACTAGCGTTAATTCTTGCTCGTAACGCAGGCGGGTTAGCTAAACAACAACAAGCAGATTCTACTAAATTAAAAATAGCAGAATTACAAACTGGAGCCACCTCAGGGGATAAGCAAAAACAAAGAGAGTGGCAAGCAGAGCAAAATAAACTTAAACAAAATTTTGAAGAAAATTTAGTTAGATTAAAAGCTACAGTCGGGACTGAAGCTGCGGTAGAGCGAGAAAAACAAATTGATGCTCTTAAGATGGAAAATCTTCGCAATGGGGAAAGCCCAGATTTAGCATTGGCAAATGCTCGTGCAGAAGTAAATAAACAAATAGCTGAAGATTTATTAATTCAAAAAGATGAATTAGATAGGAAGCGACTGCGCGAATATAACAAAGCGATTGAAGATCGTATGGTTTATCGCAAACAAATAGAGCAAGATTTTCCAAAGGTAGGAGAGGCTATTCACAAAGCGGCAGCCGATGCGGGCCCGTTTGCTAACTTAGCTAAAGATTTAGCTGCTGATTTACGAAACCTATCTTCATATCCAGAATATAAAGCAGCTAAAAACGTGTCCGTTTTTGGCGATCAGATTAAATCTAGAGTTAATAACATCATTGATACGCTTACTCGTATTAGATCTGGTATGGCAACTCGTGGCGCAGAAGATGAGCGTATGGAATCTATTGTATTAGGAGATAGCACTGTAGGCCCCCAAGAGGCTGCTAACATTCTTGAACGTATAGCTAACGATACTTTGCGTGTAGCTGCTGATAAGTTATCTGCTGGAACACAAAGCCCTGCCGCATTAGTGCAGCAATACAGACAAGCAGCAGAGAAAAATACGGTAGTAAGTTTAGAACCTAATGTGTTTCAAGGGCAAGGAACGCAATCACAAGTAAATGTGACAGGCGATGAAATAGCGGCATTAAAAGCAGCTCTTAGTAAGCCTGGGGTAACTCCAGAAACAAAAACAGCAATAGCCGCAAAAATAAAAGAATTGTTAGGTCAGTAGCATGGCAACTGTAGAAGAATTATTGGCGCAAGCAGAAAGAGAATCCGCCGTTGCGACGGGAATGGACTTTTTACCTACGCCAACCCCTACTCCTTCAATTATGGCTACTCCATCATTTACACCAACACCTGAGCCGTTAGTCGGCACAATGTTTGGTACATATAAATATCCATCAGAAATAAACAATCAATTTTCACTGGAAAATGTACGAATAATTCCAGAAGAAGCTGCAAGTATTGCTGGTAGTATTATAGGTGGACGTGTTGGAACAATTATAGGTAGAGCTGGCGGGAGCGCATTTGGACCTCTTGGATCAATACTCGGAGGAGCGTTAGGCTCTTTTGCTGACGTTCCTATACAAAAAGCTATTGATTATTTTGCCGGAGTAACGCCATCTGAAGGGCGTGTAGAACAAGCTACAAAAGAAGCCGCGCTTGGAGCTGGCATTGAAGGGACTTTAAAATTAGCTGGACCAGTTGGTAGAATAGCAGGTAAGGGCGTTAGTAAAATTGCTACATCTTTAGCAGATTATTTAGGGCCGCAAACTGAAGAAGCAGCGCAAAGACTTGTCGGCAAAGAAATATCAAGAATAGCATCTCCAGGTGAGTTGCTTGAAGCAGCTCAAACAAAAGAGGCTTTAACAAAAGTATTACCTGCTCAAAATCTTACAACCGCAGAATTAACAGGCATAGACGAATTAGCTCAAGCAGAGCGATTGCTTAAAACGCAACCTGCTGGCGATGCTAATATAAAATTTGCCGCTACAGCAAAACAAAAGCTAGATGACATCAACCAATCAGCTTTACAACTAACTGATTTAGGAGATCCTAATCCCAAACGCGCGGGAGAGGCTGCTCGCTCATTATTACAAGGCGCAGAAGAAAGACAACGAAAAGCAGCATCAGAATTATTTACTGAAGAGGTAAAATCCATCCCTGTGCCAGTTAAGGGACTGGCAAAAGAGGCCAAAAAATCATTTATTAGATTTTTTCCAGAATCAGACATTAATACTGCTGATAATGAGTTATGGAATTTATACGAAAAATTAATAGAAGAAACAGCGCCTAAAGGAAAATTAAAAAAAGGCGAGGCAATTACAACAACTGTAGGAAGGTTGCAAGAATTACGAAGCGCAATCCTTGATGTTGGAAGGCGAGCGCAAGATGGCACAAGAGATGAATCATTTGCTAATAGTTTATCTGAAATAATAGCCAAGCAAATAGATGCAGTAGAAGGAACTGAAAGTTTATCAACGGCAAGAGCAGCATGGCGAGAATATAAACAGCGTTGGTTTTTTGATGAAAGCGGACAACGTGCTCCGTTGAACAAAGTATTACGTAAGCAAAGTCCTGAAGATATTATTGCAGAAGTCAGCAAAAAGTCCGCCGTCTCCGATGAATATGCCAAGGTATTAGGCGGATTAGAGCCTAATAAATTAGCAACTGAAATGGCAGATTTTGCTAATAAAGAAACTGTAGACGAAAAGTTGAAATGGATTAGAGATAAACGCGCTATTTACGTTGATAGCCCGATTTGGCCGTTAGTACAAGGATGGGAAGATATCCTAAAAAGAACGCAAACCGCTGCTAAATCGGCAGATGTTCCCGCTCTTTCTCCTAGTAATATAGATGTTCAAGCAAAAAGTTTAATAAGAGCGTTAGGCGGAGAGTCACGAGTATTACCATCTTCTCCGGCGGATGCGGTTACTATTTCAGCACTTGGAAATGTAGCTCGATCTGGAATAACCAGCACTCTTGGAGGCAAAATATCAGGGGCTTTATCGGCCGCAGCATTACGATTTGGATTGCCAACAGCTCAACGAGGCACTGAGCTAGTTGCCACTGCATTGACGCAAGCATTACAAGACCCAGCAACAGCATATAAATATGTTGCTGACGCTGCTAAGTTTGGAGAGGAAGCAGCGGCTCAAACGGCAATGCGCGGGCAAAAGTTTTTGGATTCTTTAGCTTCAATAGCGCCACAAACTGCCGCTTTAGCTCGTGGAGCTGGATTCTTTACCCCTCAAATGCAAGAAGAGGTATCAACTCCTTTAATTCCGTCAATTACTGAAACGCCAGTGCCATCTGGATTGAATGACGCGCAAAGAAAAGAGTTGGAAGACTTGCTAAAATTAGCAGAAGCCCCAACAGAACCAACTCCTACGCCAGAACCAATCCAAGTAGGCAAACAAAACATCAGCATACCTACAGGCGATGCTTATGCGCCACCTAGCCTTGTTAAGGCTGTAATGCAAGTTGAGTCAGGTGGCAATCAAGAAGCCGTTAGCCCTAAAGGTGCTAGGGGCTTGATGCAGCTTATGCCTGTTACAGCTAAACAGCTTGGCATTAATGCTAAAGACCCTCAAGAAAATGTAGAAGGCGGTAGCCGTTATCTGCAACAACAACTAGATCGTTTTGGCAATCGCGAGCTTGCTTTGGCGGCCTATAATTGGGGCCCAGAGAATGTGCAACGAGCTATTGATAAGATAAAAGCAGATGGCAAGAAACCGACGTGGGCATTAGTTAAGGCGTATGTAAAGGTTCCCAAAGAAACTAGGGAATATGTTGATAGAGTTTTAAATATTATTTAAGGATCAAATATGGGCTGGTCGGGTGGGACGTACACAAAGGGTAATTCTGCAACTGGTGGTTGGGTTGGCGATGCCAGCCTTGGCATAGGCATAGAAGCTGGTCGTCATGATACGCAGGATAATGACTTTGCTACGGGCATTAACCAGTGCTTAAACAAAGACGGCAGCAATTCCGCCACTGGCAACCTTAATCTTGGCGGATTTAAATATACTAATGCTGGCGCTGCTACACTCAGAACTGATTTGCCACAAGCCGCGCAAGTACAGGATGGGGATTTTATTTGGCTAGGCACTACGGGCGGCACAGCTACAGCACAAACAGTGACAGCAAGCCCCGCTATTACTGCTTATAAGGCAGGGCAAAAGTTTAGAATGCTTGTAGGAACTGGCCTTGCAAGTACGGGAGCAGCTCCAACAGGTCATACGCTAAATGTAAATGGCATTGGAGCTAAACAAATAGTTAGTAATGACAATTTAAACAGTTCACCTACCAATGGATCATGGGTTGCAGGTGCGTTATTAGAGCTTATTTACGATGGAACATATTTTAGAATCATAAATGATCCATCAGGCTGGCAAGATTATACTGTCACTACGTCAAATTTTACCGGCGTGGCTCCGAACGTAATTTCCTCTATAGGTCTAGTTGAGGTATCTCGATATATCAAAAGTAATAAATTAGTAACTTGGCAACTTGGATTACAATTTAATCTTGGAACAGGAGGAGGACAGTTGCTTAATATCGTGCCTCCTGTAAATAGTAGCGCAGCAATTTCGACGTCTAATTGTTTTTTTGTAGGAAGCTATTTTGCCGATGCTAACCCCGGAACGATTGGAGCCTTTTATTTTACTAGTGCAAGCAATCTTAGATGCGGGCGCAATATTTTAAGTGCTCAAAATTGGGTTGCAGCAGGACTTTGTTATGTTCGTGGCGTTATAACGTATGAGGCTGCTTGATATGAATTGGCAAGATACTATTCCCAGCATTGTTAGTTTTGAAACGCTTCTTTCAAATGAAATAGTAAAATTCATAAAGGAATGGCGCTCTCGTGAACTTGCTGCTTCCGATTGGACGCAGCTTTCCGATGTTGATCTCGCAAATAAGTGGGACTGGGCAGTTTATCGCCAACAGTTGCGCGACTTACCTTCTCAAGGAGCCGATCCTAAGGTGTGGATATTTCCGGTGCCTCCAACATGAAACTGAGGCTTGTCAGAGTATCGGAGTATAACGGTGCAACCATGGGCGTGTTGTGTGTTAACGACATGCCTGAGTTTGTAACGCTAGAGGATGCCTGGCGAGACAATGAACGCATGGTTAGTTGCATTCCTGTTGGCCGTTATAAAGTACAGCCGCGCCAAAGTCCTAAGTTTGGCCGCACCTGGCAAGTTATGAATGTACCAGAGCGTGATCACATCTTGTTTCATGCTGGGAACACTCATAAAGACACTAACGGTTGTATTTTGTTAGGAATGCAATTTGGTTCGATTGAGTCCGATTCAGCAATTTTGGCAAGTCGCTCGGCGTTTCTTAAATTCCTTGAGTTAATGGGAAACACCCCCGAAGCAGAGCTATTGGTTATTGATGCTTATGGTGGCGGGAGGGTACATTGACAGATCAAGATTTTACACAAATAAGATATTGGTTTGACTTGGCAATAAAAGCTCTAATCGGGGTAATTGTATCCATTGTGGGCATGGACTATCGCGCGGTTAAAAACAGCTTGCACGAGCTGGAGCAAGCTAAGTATCACATGACGGCTGAAATGCAGGTACTAAAAACCGAGTTGAATTACATCCAGACGCAAATGGACCGAGTGGAAAAGAAATTAGATAAAGTCCTAGACAAATGAAACTGTTTATTTCGGTGTTAATAGCGATACTTTGGGTATTGATACGAGCACTGAGTTGCAGCAGCCAGTCTCATAGCTTGCTTGGAATATGTCACAAAGATGTAAATTGCCAGGCTTTAGAAACTCTCTGGCAGGGGCAAAGCCCTAAAGTGACGGGATGGCTAGAGCATACGTTTGGCGAATCGTGCCAGTGTGCAGATAGGTTTTTAAAGGTTTCTGGACCTAAAATTATACGGGTTCACCTGATGAACGGTCCTTGTATGCGTAACAAGCGTTGTGGCCGTTATGAGGCGTTTTGGGGCTATACAGCGGCTTCTGCTAATCGAGCCGTTCATATAGACGATAGTAGGTTGAATAAGAGGTTTAATCGGATACTGGAGCGATTTAAACGGCGCATAGAGGGTAAAGATGTTACCTGCTATGTAAGTCCATGTTTGGAGTGTGATTTAAATGCTAAGGCTAGGAAAATCTTACTTGAGCGTGTTGGCAGGGCTGTTCCTCAGTGTATGCTGGTGGATAACCCACATCGACAACGATGTATCCCTGAATATACCTGTGAAGGACATGGAGTTAATCCTGTTTTATCTGCGCCATGTATAGTCGACTTAGACGGGATTGACGGTCGCGTTGTTGATGTAAAAACCTGGGTTGCTAAGTACAAGCATTGCGATTTACAATTCTATTGGGAATCGTGGATGAATTGTATCCAACTCCTCGGAAAGCAATTTGTTGATCCTCGTAGACGAGGCTGCGATATCCCTCCCTTAACTATTAAAAGAGCTAAAGAGCGTTTATGCCAATCCTCCTCTCAATCGTCCGACACTTGCTCACGTTAGTTGCTGGTGGGTTACTGAGTATTGGCGTATCTGAGCATGACGCCGCTAACCTAGTAACGGCTGCTGAACCTGTAGTGGCTGGCGCTGTACTGTACGGTGCATCTCAAGCCTGGTCGCTAATTGACAAGAAGAAAAAATAATTAAACATTCTTGTTAATTTGACGCAAAGCATATCGTTTTTGCGTCAAAGCCATCAGTTCTTCTTTGTTTGATTTAAGGCGTGTGACTCGTTTGCGAATAGTCTCTAAAGCCGCATCATCATCAAAAATTAAGTTACAAATAAAAGCTAAATTGCAGGGACGCTTTACATTATCATAGAAAAAGCTATCCAAGGTGCGACGGTATTTGATGCAAATATCTGGCGTTGGGCAAACGTAATCGCAGATAGCTCTGTCAATAACGGCCAGCCACAATATCGCTTCTGGCTGTCTTAAGAAGTTTGGTCCTTCTTCGGGTTCAATATCGGTGAATGGTTTGGGGCGGCTAATTGTATCCAATCCTCTAGGTACATCGTCACTAGCCACGGCTTCTTGTTTTTTCTGTGAATACATATTGGAGTTTTGTCTTGACAATCGTTAATCGCTTGGTCCATGGCTTTATGAATGTTTAAAGCCTCAACCATTTTACATTCGATGTGATACGAATCTAACTCTTTACAAATTACATCAGAGTCACCATTCGCGCCACAAAATTGTTGCCCTCGACGTGCGGTTAAACCGTGCTCCTTTAGCTTGTTGGCTAATTCGCGTTCTGCTCTAGCGCCTTTTGCTCTTGAATTTACCATTAGTAAAAAGTCTCCTCTGTTTTTGCTACTGACCATCTTTTGCAGGATTCTGCTTTGAAGACTGTCCCCACGGTTTTATATCCATGGGAGGTAGCATCTGGAACATCTCCGATAAAGAAGGCGTCTTTGAAAATGACTCTGTTGGTAGGCAAACATCCGATTTGCCCGTTATCCAACATAAGTAAATGGGCGCATTTATTTTGGTCGGGATGTAGCAAGAATCCAGACTCACTATCAGAATCAGGCAGCCAATCAATCGTGCACCAATAAGTACCTGAGATTTTAGTTTTATCTTTAAGAATTGCATCGCATTGATACCCTTTAAGCATATCAAAAGTAGTCACTATTGGGCGGTAACTAAAACAATCCCATAACTGAAGGGACTCTAGGGAATACTTAGAGCAATCACCGTTAATATCATCATGCCAGAGCCAATGCAAAGGGACGTGACGAAAGTGAGCGCCTGACTCTAGCAGGACGTGAAACTGTAATGCTCGTCCTTTATAACTTTGTATTGCAAATGCGTAACCATGCTCAAAACCTTCTTTACCGTTTAAGTTCTTACTTTCTATCCAAACTTTGAGAGGCGGTATATCTGCGTTCACTCTTCCTCCTTCGGCATGTCAGGTAGCGGCATCCAGTGGGTGATGTCTTCAGGATAATAAAAACTTTCATGGTCAGTGTTCCATGCGTATTCTGCCTTCCAAGAAGCTGACGGTGGTTCAATTCGTTGGCAAACTTCTGGGCCGTTAATTAACACCCACTCCCCAATCTCCGGCAGCCGCTCCCTTACGCTAATCCAACCGTTCGAATTCTTCGAAGAGTTGGAACCTTCCGGTTTTTCCGAAGAGTTGCGAGCCATTAGCACATCCTCTAAGTGTCCAACGTAAAATAAAATATCATTCAAACGAAACACTGGTACGGACTCGTTGCATATTAAAAAGTTCAACGAGCGATAGAAGGCATCTCTTAGCTTTATATTAACCAATTCTTTTTCCTCAAGCATCGCATCGAACTCGTTCATCATCTTGTTGCCATCAACAACTTGATTCAATTTAGCCTCCAATCGTTTGAAGTTTTCCTCTGCTGCTAGCACATAAGCCTCGTGCCTAGCCTCAGCCTCCTCTAGCGCTGCGTGCGCATGTTCCTGTGCTGCTTTATAGCCAGCTAGGAAGGCTATTTCGCAACAGTCCCCGCCCTCTGGAAATGTCTTTAGCCATTTCTCCGCCATCTCTTCAGGTGTTTTAATAGACACGACAACCTCCACAGTTTTTCCACCATGCAATATGCTCAGTTAAAAATCCTAAGCCTTCAGCCTGTAGCCTCTCCTGATTCTCAAAAAGTATTCGTGCGATTGCCCTACATTTCTTTTCTGTAATCAAATAACCATCATTAGCTTGAGGAAGAGGTCGTAACTTAAATTCTAGTATCAACTGGTTAAGTTCATGCCATCCACGCATATTGTAACGCTGCCAAATAGGCTCGTTGTCGCCCCATTGGTTTCGTAATCTCACTGGCTTCAAATCGTATCCCATATCTCCTCTGCCATCTCTTCAGGTGTTTTCATTTTTCTTCCGTCCCTACATCGTACTTAGGCTGATTCGTATAATACTTCTTAGCTTCGTTTTTCATCCGTAGCCGCTGCTGCCGCTACCGCCGTCGCCGCTGCCGTCGCCGCGGCCGTAGCCGTAGCCGCTGCCGTCGTCGCCGCTGCCGTCGCCGTAGCCGCGGCCGTAGCCGCTGCCGTCGTCGCCGCCGTAGCTGCCGCTGCCGTAGCCGCTGCCGTAGCCGCAGCCGTTGCCGCTGCTGCTGCCGACGCCGTAGCCGCTGCCGTTGCCGCTGCCGCTGCCGTTGTTTACACTTTCCATTCTGGCACCTTTAAAATGCAATTAGTCGCTTTTTCGGTACACGAAATAATTTCAATCGCTTCCGTCAATACTATTGTCGGCACTGTTACGCTAAATTTGCATTTATCAGGTTTGCTAACGCCATCCACTGCCATTTGAGACAATGACGCAGCACCCTCCCAATACCAAATTCGCCTAGCATCTGCTAATTCAACTTCTTTGCCATCGCGCTTTGTAACTTTGCCAAAATGCACTCCAGCCGAATACGTTCTGATAAGCGAATACTCAGTGGTTGAAGCAGTTGCTTTTATATAAGTTTCACCGTTTACAATTATTTCATTCATATTTTCTCCTCTATTGCTTTTCGTTGATATCCAGCTATAAACGCCTTCTCACAAGCAGCTTTAACTGAGTGTGTATCTGCTATTGTACTGATGTATTGTTGCGCCATTTCTTCCGGTGTCTTACTCATCTGTTACCTCTGCTATTGCTATTGTTTCGTCTACCGTCACTGTCTTGGTATCAGCATTAAAATAAGACGTTTTGTAAATCATAATGCTATGACTAAAAGAGAACGACACATAGCCAGTGCTATCCATAGCGTAAAGCGTGTCATTACAGGCAATGCTTACTTTGTATTGTTTGCATAATTCCGATAAATTTTTAAAAAATTGCAAATGTTCGTTTTGTATAATCTTACTCATCTATTACCTCTCAAGCGATTACATACTCCACAGCTTAATCTTTGTACCTTCTATGCAATTCACCATGATGCTTTGAGCATAGCCATACAACTTCTAAAGGTTTGCTATAATCTGGATGATGCGCTTCACTTTTTTGCATGCCGCATATTTCGCAAGGCTTTTGTTTAATTAACCCCCTTGCTTTTGCACATTGTACGGCAAGATGCGCTTTTCTTTTATGCGTATTTTTTTCTATCCACGCTTGCCGCCATTTTTTAACTAACTCTTTTTTGCTTTGTTGGTATTCTTTATTCTTTAACTTTCTTTCTTCAGTGCGACTTCTTTTTCTGTCGTAAGCTCTAACTTTGTCTAAATTCTTTTGGCGATGTTCAGCTATTCTAGCTTTGACACAAGCAATGCAATAATTTAACCGCCCATCTTTCATTGCTTGATGAGCATAAAAACTTTCTATTGGTAAAGTTTGATTACATTTCTTGCATTGCTTGTTCATGTTTAGAATGGTACTCAACCCTTTTTAAAAGGGCAAGTCTAAATCATCTATTTCTTCATGCTTTGCAGCAGCTTTCTTCTCAGTGTTGTATCCGCCAGCTGCAATATGCTCTACATCATGTTCTGCTCTATTGCTTGCGTATTTCACGGCCTCTTGCAGCATCTCAATTAACTTCTCTGCCTCCTCTTTGTATAAATACTTAGTTTCTACATACTCCCCCGTTTGTTTGTTTTTATATGTTTTGCGAAATGTAAAGGAATAGCCTCCGTTTTTGGTTGCCCAAATTGAAACGTCTAGCCCTCTATCTCTAAAACTTTGCACTGGCCTATTCATTTTTCCTCTTAGTTTTTTAATCGTTTGATTTAGTATTGTATTTATCTGGACAAATTGTTGTTTTTTGATATTCTGGCCTCCTCATATATTTCTACGCCTCCTTGAGCACTTTGCAGCTCTTGGAGGTTTTTTATTACCTTTAAAATATCCAGCGCCCAACGCAATCCATCAGCTTGTCCCATTTCAAACATTGACAAACTGACTTTATCAAATTGCTTTAGCACTTTTTGGATCTCATTTTTTACGAGATTTAAGTCGTTGAATGAATTCTTCAAAGCACTCACCTATTAAATCCGTTATTTTCACGTTGTTCTTCTGCGCGTAGCTTTTTAAAAAGGTCACAAACCGCTTTTCCGTTATTACGGTGAAACGAATCGCTCCTTCTCTTGGTGCATCCGGTCGTTTTTCTGTCGTCATTTATTACTGCCTTTAAATTGTGCACCATTAGTGCATAGTTATTTTTCTTCATTGCTTGGCTTCTCCACAATACACTGCGTTAATTTTTGCAATCTGATAGGAGATCGCCAAACATTGTCAGCCGTTAGTTTTGCGCCGCACGTTTGTAAATATCGCTCTGCTGCAATCTTTTGATCTTCATCGAGTGACGACACATCATAAAATGTCTCTACTGCTTTCGGTTTTGGTGCGTCCGGTGGTCTTACTTCGATGACATCGCCGTGTATGGCTGGATCTAGTGGTGGCGGCTCATAGGCTTTTGGCGGCGCAAACTCTGATGGCATCTCCTCTTGAGTATATAAACCACCAAGTTCGTTGATAAATGCTTCCCGTATGGCCAAGCTTTTCGCGCACTTTGAAAGCATAATACTGGGCATCTGCTTCCATATAGGAGTTTGCTTGCCGTATTCAGCCATGTAAGCGGTAGCAATCGACGGAAAGCGCCTATCCTTGCGGTAAACTTTAGCTGTCGCCGCTATGAGTCCCTTTTCTTCCCACTCAAATTCTACCTCCATCCCGTCAAATTGCGGATGACTATTGGCGATCTTTAAAAACCCGTTGATACCTGTCATTAATTGCAAGCGTCCGCCGGCTTTAATCGCCCAAATCTCTTTGGTTGCTGGGTTTAGTCCTGTTGCCCTGCACATTTCAGCGAATAGCATAAACTCAGGATCGGTAAGCCCTGGTGCTATGGCACTCCGCAAGGTGCTTAGCATTTCTATATTGTTTGTAGTTGTTAGTTCTTTGCTCATATTCTCCCCTTTAATTGTTGGCATTGGTTGTAAAAGTCTTCCCAATCTGCCGCATAAAATTCTAACTCACCTTCGCAGGTAACTTCATGCTCACACTCTGGGCACCCTTTGTTGCAATGCACGTCATATAAATAGCTACATTCTGGACACTGGATAATACGCATTATTCGTCCTCCCTAAATTTTTCAGGCGAAGCATTATAAATCGCGTCGTCGATATCCTCTAATAGGCTTTCAGTGTCTTGTCGTGTTTCATGCGCTAGAACGCCCCAGCCCCTCGTTGGCTCATAGCTCAACCGTCCATCAGCTTCTCGTTTAGCATGTACGCTAAATCTAAAGCCGTTTCTGTGTTCTAGTTTGTATAACGGATATGTTATCTCGATTACTCTCATATATCTCCTCTCTGTTGTAAACAGTAAATCCCTTGTATCAGTAAACAGTCGCCAGCGCCAGCACTTTTTTTGCGTATTTTTGACCTTCAGCGCATTTTGTTCGGCCGCAGTTGTATACGGTCAATGCTCTGTGTAAGTCGCCATGCAAATCAAGTTCTTCGCGCAAAATCTTTGCCCCGCAGCGTAAGTTAGCTGTCGCATCCCATAAATGATCTGCATCAGCTAGCCCACACCGCTTGGCATTAAACGGCATGATCTGAGCTATCCCACGCGCTCCGACTTTTGAAACTGCTGTCGGATTGTAAGCGCTCTCGACTCTGACAAGAGCCTGTAGCACTCTGCGAGACAGCCCATACGCATCGGCGGCGCGCTCGACTTCCGCTTTTAGAAGAGCCTTTGATGGCACCACGGGACGCCCTAACAAGCGCCCCCCGTGGTAAACCAAAGCCTCTGGCAAAGAGACATAACAGGCCGCCACGAGCAGCGCCGCGATTATCCAGCCGCTACCCTGATCGCTGCTCATTTACGCCCCACCGTTGCTTTAACTGCCATCGTCGGGTCATCGCCTAATACGTAGACTCTAACGCCGATCAATGAAGTGACTACCCCGACAAAAAAACAAACGTGTAGGATCGTCACCATGATCCCCGTAGGGGTAAAAAGTAGT